TTAAGCGCGTGCAGAAATTTGAGCAGCAGCAGCATCGTTACAGACTGAAAACACACGCACGCGACCGATTCCGCCATATGCTGCCCCGGCCATAGTCTGCTCATTAGCATAGCGCGTGCCGAGAGTAATCGTCCCTGTTATCCCCGCGATATTCGGTGGCGGCAGACTTGACGATTCGGATGATAAGACTCCGATGTCGTATGCTCGCAACTTACCCTCAATAGGGCTAACCAACGCCGCAGATTTCCCTATGGTTCCATCCCATGCTTTACTTGCGCTGGCTCCGCCGGCACCCGTAGGCGGATTAAACTGATCGCATGAGTAAAACCATTTAAATTTCTGTGCTTGCCTGTTAATGCTCCAGTAATAAAAATGTGGCCACGCTGGGCCATTGAATCGCATAGCGATACCCTGGTTATCAGTAATATCGTAATCTATGCCCCGAACGGAAACCGCGTAAGGTAATGACGAATGTCCCTGCAGAACAACTGTGCCGCTCACAAGCTGACTTCCGCCACCATCCATTTTGATAATCGCCAACGGAATTTCCCGCGTAGTGTCTAACGTCACAGGGTGCAATGCTGTTCCGAATTGCGTTGCTGTATAATCTGGGGTGTTACCCAGGCCATACATTTTCAAAATATTTCCTGAGCCATCTTGCTTAATCCCCCACTCGGGAGAAGCAACAGATGCCATGTTATCCCACAGGCCGAGGTTAATAATGAATGCAATCTCGTTCTTACATGAGGCTTCATTAAGAACCGTGCCGCCATCGGCAACCACTCTATTTTTGTGTGCGGTAAACAATTTATCGGGGTCTAAATAAGCGTTTGAAAGGTCGATTGCTTTACGCATTCCTGCATAAGGCTTCATTGTGTTCAATGGTAATCCAGGCATTATTTTTCGTCCTTATGCAGGGATAAAAATTCGAGAACCCACGCACCAGTTTACCAATTTCAGGCCGGATACGTTTTCACTCGCTATTTGAGAGTCATCGCTGATATTTACAAGCGGATGAATGAAAGTGACGCCATTGATCGTTTTCGGGTCATTTGCGTTAAATCCAAATCGGAACCAGTCTCCCGCGGCCGGCGGCGCGTTCGTGACAATTCTGAACGTTCTGTCAGCTTGCTGAGTAACTGCTGTGATAGTGGTTGATTGCAGGCCCAGATCAATACCTTGGTTAGGTGCTGTTCCGATCGAAGTGTTGAAACGCAGCGCGCCGCCCAGAGATGAGTGAAGCCCTATATCGAAAGTGTTTTCATTGACTTTGATAATGGTCTCAGGCTGTACAGGTTTCCAGCGTGAACCTGCTGGGTCATAGATCGTGTAGTCTTCCGCCTGGCCCTGGTACTCCCCGAGCACCGCGTAGCCGACATTTGTCAGGTGCTGGAAGTCTGAGGGGAACATCCGGTTGAGCGGGAATTTCGGACAACTCATAATCACGTCGGAACGGGAAAGCATGAACTCCCACTGATCGATCGACACGATGTCGCCGTACACCGTCCGCCCGGTTGGCTCCCACACAGTGCGAACCCAGCCACCCATCTGGTCAACGTCCCACAGAATACTGCTCGACTGGCCGGTTATCGCTTTCAGATCAGGGTTAGTGTCGTTCACCCACTCTTCCAGCATTGCTTTATAGTCGCCGAATTTAGTTACTGTGCCGCTGCCTGCATCATCTTCGCCGTGTGTGATTCCAACGCACTTAACGATAGGGGTTTTGCCGATAGCTCTCGCTCGATTCACAAACGCCTGGCAGGATGTGAGGCCATCGATGTATGGCTGCGTCCCTTTTTTCAGCCCGGCGTAACCCGTGCCCGATTTTGCATCCATACGTGTGACCATGATCGGTATGTCGGCTGGGGCAACGCCGCGCTCAGTATGGCGTCTAGCGATGTGATACAACGCCGGGGACTGGCAGTTTTGCCGGGAAGGTAACGGCTGAGCGTCGGTAAATCCAGCAAGCGTTTCATCAGTCACAGGGCCATCCGTAGGAACCTGAGCGCCACGATCTTGACCAGCCCCGGAAAACGTCAAAAGGTGCCCTGCATAAATCTGGTTAAACGATGACACCCTCGAGCCACCTCCAACACGCAGAGACTGACCGCGCCCGGCAAAAAGGTGCATTTCACGCCCAGAGGATGGGATCTCTCGCGGTTGTGCAAAGACTTCATTTGCTGGCCAGCGGATTGGCATTAACCCCGACTTGAGAGTTCCAGACGCGTCAAACATAAAGCTCACGCCGTCACGAGTGATCGGTGTCGCGGTAACCACCGCCGCGCGGTGCCACAAAGGCGTCTCTGCTGTTTTGTCCGCAAATAGTGCAGGAACGCCATTGTATGGGCGCACAAATGATGGCCCGCTAGCAGCGATGGCATCTTGAACAGGTTCATTCATGCCAGGCAGCCACAGCCCACCATCATCATCAATAGCGAAAATAACAGATTTCAAATCTTGAGCAAAAATAACGACTTGATAGCCAGATATTTTACTGGAAAATGACGCAGAGACTAAGTTAGTTAAATAGTCCTGCAAATCCCCATCGACGCCTAAAACTTCAAACCCACCATTATCGTTAACGCCAAAGAGTCCGTTCTTTCCAGTAAAGTCAGTAAACATGACTTGATAGCCGCTGAGTGTGTTTGCTTGTCCTTGTGGCGCAATCAGTTTCATATAATCCACTGTTTGCTCCATCTGAGATATCAGACGCGCACTTGCCTCTGCATTAATATACTCAGCGGTTCCACCGGCGTTTTTATAGTATTTAAAAATTATCGGCGTACCAGAGTCGTCCTTAATTGCAACGCGGAACATTTTCCCATCAGGCGTGCCAGCAACACCAGCGATAGTGCCGTCTGGATCGCTTGGGGTAATGTAATACGTATTCGCGTCGGCGATGTTCTGAGCGCTATCTGCTGCGGATTCTGCGCGGTCAGCAGCGGCATCAGCTCCCGATACTGCGTCTTTGGCCTGACGGCTAAACTTGAATGCAGCATCTGCCGAATCAGCAGCGCTGTCGGCTGATAGGCTACTTTTTGCCACGTCAGTGGCTTGTGCCGTACTGCGAGGGCCAAGATCAACACCCACACTAACAACGCCATCGACTGGCAATCCTTCACTTGACATAGATAATTCTCCGAAAAGATGGAGCTCATTGACTGTTTAATAGTACAATTGGCGATGATTCCTAATACAAACAGACATCGATTTTTGTTAGTCTGTATAAATAATCCAGGTAATTAAATGAGTAGAGTTTTACCAGAAAAAATATACTCCCTTGACGTCTTGCGAGGGCTGGCAGCTCTTGCTGTAGTGTTTTGGCACTGGCAGCACTTCTTTTACTTCGGCAATGCGCCAAAAGATTTCCAGGCTGAAAGACAACCCTTTTATTATTTATTCAGCCTTCTATATAAACATGGCGATGCTGCGGTTGAGTTATTCTTTTGCATCTCAGGATTCATCTTTTATTGGTTATACTCTAGCGATATATCCAAAAGAAAAATAAGCGCAAAAAAATTCACTTTAAATCGCATAAGCAGGCTGTACCCTTTATACATCTTAACATTTTTTGTGGTTTTTATTTTGCAGGTTGTATATAAAAACTATCACAACTTATATTTCGTTTACCAAGACAATGACCTTTATCATGCAATGCTAAATATACTAATGATTCCAGCATGGGGATTTGAAACGGGTTGGTCTTTTAATGCTCCCGTTTGGTCAGTATCAATAGAAGTGATGCTATATGGCATTTTCTTCTTATCGTGCTTGTTCGGCAGACTTAGATTGTCCCTCATCCCTGTATTCATCCTTATGGGGTATGTTATATTTACAATAAACTATAAAATAGGGATTGGGATTTTCTCATTTTTTTGCGGGGCGGCGACGTACATATTTACCCAATCCCTAATTAAAGTTGCCGGTCAAAAAACGCACTTTATAACTCTTTTTGTTGTTATCACAACTTGGACAACCCTCATATACTTCGAGGTGAATAATATATTTTTAGTTACGGCATTTGGCTTCACTTCTATAATATCATTTTTTACCACTTTAAGTACTAACCCGTCGTGCAACAAATTATTTCTAAGACTACGCTGGATTGGAGATATGAGCTACTCCTCATATCTTATACACTTCCCCTTGCAGATAACATTCGCATTGTGCGCAGATGCTTTGGGTTATAGTCGTGATGTATTTTACTCAACTCAGTCAATGGTTTTATTCATGGCAGTATTAATACCACTAAGCTTACTAACCCATTATCAATTCGAAGCTAGAGTCCAAAAATACATTCGAAATAAAGCCATGCATGCAAGTGCCAGCCAATCAATTTTAAAGCAGGGGTAACCCTGCTATACCCCTATTGCAAACCATGTAAATCCACACCCTTTTTTCTTTGCTATTCCTGTTCCAAGGTTGAACTCACAAGTACTTGCGTCAAATCCTGAAACTCTATAATTTGTATTGTCAACATTGGCGGTTATAAATAGGTTTGAATTATTTGTGTTAGTGGGGGAAGGTATAACTTGAAATAATCTATTAGGAAATGGCGAAGTAAAAACCACATGAATATTTCCATCTGAATTTGTTATTCCACTACCCCACTTAATGATTAGGCCGGATGGTAATTCTTGGCTACCAATATCTTCTAACGATTGCTTAAATGGTAATGCTTCTTTAGCTTGGGCAGCAAATGCCAGCTCCAGATTATCCAACAGCCCCGCTGTATCGCCGTTATCCAGGGCATCCATCCCGGATTTGTTCACGATAAATTGCGCTACAACGCTGGCGATGGTGGATGCCTGCCGCCAGACCGAGTTCAGTTCCTCTGACTTGGCCACACCCGACCCAAAACCCGACACACGTGCAGGCAGCGCCTGGTAATCCGCATTCGGTATAACGTTAGCATTTGCTGCTGTGCCGAAGGGTAAAAATTCGTTCTTAGCCATTTGATGTTCCCAATAATGTTCCCCAGGCGCCCTTATCGAAGCCTGAGATAAATTCGTTGTCGATGTCGAAGCCAAACAGCGGCCCCGATTCGGTGGTGATGGTGTAATTTTTGATGCGGACGGTTGACGGTTTGATGTCCAGATAACCCAGCTCGATCACCGCTTTCATGGCCGGCGTTATCTTGTCGCCAGTGATGTAAACGGACATCGTCATATCGAAGTTATCGACGGCGAAAATCTTCGTTTTTCCATCCGGAAAAATAATCTGATACACGTCACTGAGCGTCTCGGTTGTGCCGTCCCAGTGGTTGGCGGCGATTTTCGCGCGGATGATGGTTCGATAGGTATCATCATCCAACTCAGTGAAGCCGCCGGCGTCGAACCGGCCGCGCCATATGCCAGCATCAAAACCCAGTTCCTCATCATCCAGCGAGAAGTAAACGCCGGTGATCGGCGTCGCTATCTTCCGCCCTATTCCCACCCACAGCCCGACCGCATCCAGTTGCGCACCCACTGCCGTATCCAGGTCGAAGTCGGGGATCAGCTTTGCTGTGGCATTCTGCACGTCTATCAGGGGTTGGGTGATAAGAGAGATATGGTCGTAAAATTTCGGCTTGTGCTTGTTATAAGACGTGATGAGTTTTTGGTATTTGGTTTCACTCATGGGATCACCACCACTTCGATGTTCGCCGGCGAGCAGGCGGCCACAGCGTTAAAATCAATAATGACGTTTGCCGGTGCCAGACTGCCAGCTGAAATGCCGATCTGCAGGTCCGTGATATCAAAAGTTGCACTGTCAGCGATCCCGTTTAAATTGGCAGGCAGATACAGGCGCGTCAGGTATACCGGATCGCCAATCTCAATCTCGTTGATGTAGGAGGCTACGGCCGTTTTGATTTCCTCACCCACGCCGGAGGTGTAACCCTGCAGCGCTTTAATTTCGATACGGGCGAAAATGTTAACGCTCGTTGGGCGGTAGAAATGGATCGGGTGAACGATGCCGTATTTGTCGGTAACGTCGATCGTGGTCGTACCGTATGTTCCGCCGCCTGGCGTTTTTTTCGTGGCAATCGTTTTGGCTATCGCCGCCGCGTCACCGCCAGCGACCACCAGCGAAATACTGTGCGGCGGCAAGCCATTACCATCGGTTAGATGTGTATCGTTCTCATACCCCCGGTAGCGCTCCACGCCTTCCGGCGTCGCCACGGCGCCCATAATGCCATCGAGCACGGTCAGGGACGGGATAGCGACCGATTTAGCCTGGCGCTGGCGCAATTCCGCATCTGTTTCCACTTTGCGCCCTGCCGTGGCTGCCGCCGGATTGGTTACCGACTGCCAACCGCGCGTCGGCGTGCCTATATCTGTGATGGTTCCGGCTGGCGCCACAACAGCACCGTCAATCTGGCATGTTGCGGTGACGGTCACAGTGCCATCGATACCGATCACCACGCTGGCCGGCAGTGACCACGCTATCCCGTTTGAGTCCCTTACCAAGCCGTTTGTGATCATGGTGCCAACCTGCCCCACGTTCAGTACATCAACCGTTGAACGCGAAGGTGGAGTGACAGCAATACCATTAATTTTAACGTTCGATGCCAAGCCACGCCCCTGAGCAGTTGCTGGACTAAATGAGTTATAGACGGCGATCGCAGTGTTGTTCGCGTCATGGATTCCCAGCGCGTAAATAGCCAGCATCTGGCCGTCTTTGCTGTCTGGCTCCAGATAGACATCGTCGCCGTAAATCTGTTGGAAATAACCGGTCAGCGTGTTGAGTATCGTCTGATAATCGGGCGCGCTGATCCCGCTCGCGGTCACCTTGGCCGCAAGCCCTAGCGTATCGAGATTGAGCATTATGCCTCGCTGGTTACAGTCGTTTCGCCGTACAGCGTGTTGATGGTCGCGGTGAACGTCACGCGGCGTGTGTCCGGGTTATATTCCGTGGTGAACTCCAGTATTTCGGTCACGCCCTGCGTGCCGAGGATCCGCTCACGCACCGCCATGTTGTAGGCGGCTGATTTGTGCTTGCCGAGAATCGCCTCGCGGTACGGGGTGCCCTCGGTCACATCGAGAAACCATTCCCCTGTCCAGAGCGCAAAGCGCGTTTTTACCGCCTGTGCAACGGCCTCCGGAGTGTCCTCCAGAAAGGTGTTGTCACCCTGGCCGAAGGTGTAATCGCCGTTCTCGTCCTCTTTTCGGTACTTCACTCAGGGCCTCCTGTCTGGCCACCGCCAGTTTCTACGCCGCCGTGTTTGTGCGTCTGTAGGCTAATTCCGCCGGCTTTGACATCGTTCGTCACGTTCACCGGCCCCAGCATCGTCGCCGTGCCGCCTCCGTCACCCATACCTTGCGACAGGTTGCCGTTGATAGTCACGTTGCCGTTGAGCACGATTTCCGGGGAGTTGATCTCCGTTCCGCCCTGTGCGCTGGCGGTCAATTTCCCCGACGTGGTGACGGTCACCGCGTGGCTGCCAGGGTCGAGCTCAATAAATGCCGCGCCGTCGTCGGTGCGCAGCTGCGCGGCGCTGGTGCTGATACCGCTGATTTTATTCGCCTGCGACTGCGGGCCGACCAGCGCGAATGAATCAGCAAGGTGATGCTGGCGTGGATCGACAGGCTCCTGCACCCCGCCGCTCTGCCACCAATAATCGATACAGCGGTCAGCAAATATCACCAGGCACTCGTCACCCTCATTGATTGGAAACGTCAGCGTGACGCCACCGCCGCGCGGGAAATAAACAGGCACATCCACCAGCAGTGGCAACGCTACCGACACAACAGAGCCATCTGCTTGCCGTACTGGCACTTTTACCGACGGCTGGATAGTGGCAGTCACTGCACCGGCATCAAATGACTGGATAATACCCGGGCAGGCAACACGCAAGTCGGTACTGACGGAATCAGCCAGAGCTTTAAGCACCAGCTCGGGGGAGTCCTGACGTTCGTTGTTCGTTATCACGTTATGCTCCTGCCCGGATGGTAGATTGACTCAACAGGCCCGCGCCGCCCTTCGCAATACAGATCATGTCCTGATAGTAGGCATTGGCACGCGTATCGCCGTAATAGCCGATGTTCTTCACGATGTAATCGCCATCCATGTCCAAAACTGCCGGCTGCTGTAGCGATGCGCCCGCAGTGCTGCCGGTGGCGATCTCTTGGTTGGACAGACCCACCAGGTTGATAGATTTGTTATCAAGGCGGATCAGGGTGTCGAGCTGGATATTTGGGTTAATCAGGCATTTCACGTTGATACCACCGCCAATGGTTTGCTCGGGCATGCCGATCAGGCCCGTCTGCGCATTTAACACAATGGCCTCGGCCAGATAAGCATTCTCCGGCACCATCTGCAGGAGGCCGTTCTCATAGCGCCATGTCGCCTTGCACTGCGCCGCCAGGGTGGAAACTTCATCACGGTGCATGCCGAACATCGGCTTACCGCGAGGAGCTTTCGTTGTGGCGAATTCCGGCACTGCGCCAGCGACGATGTCGTAAACCCCGATCGGTTTCATCAGTGCCGCGTGAACATCCTGCTGCGTGTAGCCGGCGGCCAGCGTGGTATTCATCACGGCAAAGTTATGCGCCTGATCGCTGTCGGCCGCCTGGATAACCGAATAGGTATCGGTGGGGTTTTCACGGCCGCCGTAGGAGTATTGGGTTTGCCCGGAAAAAATCAGGCCGAAATTGTCCTGATATCCAGCGATAAACTTTATCTGCGTGAATTCATTTTGGCGGATCCGGCTGGCCGTGTTCCGGCTCAGATTGTAGATTTTAAACATGCCCGTCGCCGGGTAACTGATATCGGGCCTGCTGATATTGAAGTTGATTTTCAAGTCCGACAGTTCCAGCCCTTCCCCGGCATCATTGGCGACGATCAGGCTGCATTTGCGCATCCAGTTAATTGTCATGGCCGCTCCATGAAAAAACCGCCCGGAGGCGGTCAGTCAGTCAAAAAATAAAGGTGGGATTCAAAACCCAGATTTGTTGATGTTGGGGGTTCAAGCACTGCCGGATCAGACATCACGAACAACTGACCACCGATACCCAGATAGCGATACTGCGCCAGCAGGTCAGCACCGGCCACCAACGGGATACCCTGAATAATCGGCGTCTTGTCGTTACTGGCGATGTCCAGCACCCATCCGGCCACGTCGCGCCATATCAGCGTAAGCTGATACTGCACACCGGCAAGTTGTATCGCAAACTGCTGCGAGACAGGCGTTAACGGGATTTCAACCAATGCCAAGGAAACCTCCCGCAGATTTTAAAATGCTCTGCTGCTTGTCGGGTGTGGTCGGGTTTTTCAGCCCGGTATTGCTCACCCCGCCTGTGTCCTGCGGTGACTGCATGTTTTCCGCCGGTGTTGTACTGACTTTTTGCGTTTCGGTAATAATCAACTCGCGCAAGGTAAGCGTGGTCATTAACACGTTTTCGCTGGTTCTGTCAGTTAGCACCTCGATAGCGCGGATCAGCATGTTTTTGTACTGGCGCTTGCCGGTCGTCACCGCAAACGGCACTTTGCTCTTTTTCAGATCCAACAACTGCTGGTAGACGTCTTCTGGGCTGGTGCCTAACGATAAACCGGTACTGACGTTAAAAACCTCCGTCGTGTCGATACCATCTATCAGTGAGCCGCCGCCAGAAAACCCTAACTCCATCGTGACCTCAGACGGCCGGTCATAAGCGTGATCGCTCGTTGGCGCGCCGAGTTCTACCGGATGCTCGGTGATTTCCGTTGCATCCATATGCTTTTCGCTGATTGTTACACTCGGCACAATAATGCCAATACGGCGCCGCTGCTGAGAGAACAGCACAGATAAAATATCCATCAGCCCACCTGTGTTTGTAGGTTGCGCGTTTGACGACGATAAACGCCCTCGACTGCGTTACCTGTGAGTCGCGCTGTTTCTCGGGGATCCCCGCCGCCCTGCACGTTGATATTGAACACCGGGTTACTTGTTCCACCAGAAGCCCCCACCGTTGACTGTGCCGCCTTGAGCACCATTTCAGGTGCATAGGGATTTTTGCCGTTCTCAATCTGTGTGATGCCGTTCATCAGTGTGGCCAGCACCTGTGGATCGTGAATATTCAGCGAGTCACCACGGCCAACGCCGAGCATTTTGCTCAGCTTGTTGATATAGGCCTGGGTGTTGTTCTCGCTGGCCGGCGCAAAGCGGCTGATGATGTCCTCGACAGATTGCAGCTTCTGATAACCTGCGGCCTTTGACGTCCCGTTGTAGTACGCCTTGATCTGCTTACCCAGCGCCGCGAATCCCTCAAAAGCGGAATTGAAACGGGCAAAACGTGGGGTTGCATGGTTTTCGAGGGTCGCGCCGTTCTGACCGACGTAATTCAGATTGCCGGGGTTATTGTTGCGGATCCCACGCGGCGCGGAGGCTGATTGCGCATGCTGCTCAGGTTCATTTCTCCGCCACGGCAGAAGTTTTTTACCCCATTCGTCCACGGCGTCAGAGCCAGGCAATTTATTCAGGAAATTGGCAACCGGATTGTTTTTCAGCCATGAATATTTCTCTTCAAGCGGCTTGGCGATATGCTCCTCAATGGCCAACAGCGCGCCAATAGTGCCGACCTTACCCAGCCCCTTTAATGCACCAGATAACCCGCCGACACTGCTGGTAACCGAACCGATAGCCTTGATCATCCGAGCAGCCCAGGTCACTGCCATGAAGCCGGCAAAGATTTCCAGCGCGGTCTGCCAGCCGCCAACTGCATCTTTCAAATCCAGCACTTTGTCGCGGATCCAGAGCATGGCCTGCTTGGCTTTTTCTATATCGGGCTGCCACTTTGCCCAATCAATCAGGCTATTTCCGCCTTCCTTCCATGTCTGGTAGTCGTCATAAAGCAGCACCAGAGCGGCGATCAGTGCAGTGATCATCCCTATTGGTGAGGTGAGGAATGCGCTGTTCAGTAAGCGCCAGGCCACCAGCAGGCCGCCCAGCACCTTAATCAGCCCTTTGGTCTTGTCATCCAGTCTGTCCCACCACTTCATTAAATCGCCGGCCCCCTGAATGCCCCGGTAAACCAGCCTCATGATACTGTCAGCCAACGACAGCACTTTTTTCAACACGGCAGTGATCGTGCCTTCGATTTTGGGGAAGTTGAGCAGAATATTTTTGCGGAAAGACTCGAGATTACCCGCCAGGCCACCGGCAAGATTACCGCCGATTTTGTCGCGCATGATGCCGAACAGGCTTGTGAGTCCGCGCATCTGGGTCATGAATTTGTTGGACTGCTCTGCCGCCTTCTGGGAATCAAAGCCGGTAGCCTGCAGCATGCCCTGATAATCTGACGTGAACCCCTGCACGCCACGTCGCATGGCCAGTAACGTGTTTTCGTCAATACCGAGGATTTGCGCGTATTGGTTGGCACGGTAGTACGGCATTTTCGCCAGCTTATCGCCGACCAACGTCACCAACTGCGCGGTGTCACGCAACTTGCCGTTCGCGTCACGTGTCTGGATCCCCAGATTACGCAGGAAACCTTCGGCACCCGGCGTAGAACGGAGGAAGCGCGCCAGATTATCCAGGGTGCCGTTGAATCCCTCAACGCTACCCCCGGCCTGGCTGAATGCGTAGCCGATGGCCCTGATATTGTTCGCCGTGGCGCCGGTCCGTTGAGACTGCCAATAAAGCTTGTCGAGACCGCTGGCGATTTTGGTGGTGAACCCGACAACAGTCAGGGCTGCGGCCTCTACTGCCGCGCCCATCTTGATCACGTTCATTGTGACGCCTGAAACCACCGTTTCAAACTTGCGGCTACCGGCGTCATCAATATCGAACCCCAGCGAGATCAGAAAGTCCTTGATGGTTTCAGCGTTCATTATTATCAGCCTGCCATTTTTTGATCAGATAATTGTTTTCCGCCTCAACATCGAGCGACTCATTCATCAAGGCGATGTCGGCCAGCGTCAGCGTACCGTCTTTTATCGACTCAAAGCTGCACATACGGGCATGCACCGGGCGCAGCAAGTAGCTACGCCCTTTTGACAAGGACTCAAGTGTTATGCCGGTTGCGGGTCCGTATTGCTGTCGCTCGCGGGGAGTGCGGGAAAAAAATCACCGAGGGAATCCTGTACCACGTTGCCGACGATTTTCACCAAATCCAGTCCATTGAGGTCATCGAACAACATCACGCGCTGATTGGGCTCGTAAATTTTCGACCACGACTGCCCCTGCTGCCGGGTGACAACCGACAAGCAGGTATGGTTGATTTCCGCGCGGCCTTCTTTGCTCAGTTGAGTGATGGCTTTCACCACCAGCGGGATAATTTCGTCAAACAGGCGACTTTTATCGTCCGTCAATGACTTACCGTTACCGGTCATCACATCCTTGAGTAAGGGGATCAGTCCGGATAACACCGGCGCCAGAGCGATGGCCACGTCCTGCTGAGCAAAGGCGTTTAGTTTGGCCGAGCGATATTGCTGGCCCTTGATTTCAAATTCCATGCATTACCCCTTAAAATGTACCCAGCAACTGGTCGACTAAGCCCGCGTCAAACACCCACGCCACTGTCCCGCCGTCTTTGGCGTTCTGCCAATCGGGAATTTTCTGGAAAGCCACCGAACGTGCCGAACAAACGTCATTGCTGGCACTGTTGCGCATCACAATAACGTTGTTTCCCCATGTCGCCGAAGACAGTGACTGCGCGTTATACAACGCACTCAGCTTGGCGTTGGTTGGTGAGGTCTTCAGTAGCGTGACTGTAATGGTCCCACCCTTACCCGCGTGCAGACTGTGCATCGGCGTGCCATCTGCGCCAATGGTCATGGTGTTCTTTGCCTCCAGCATCGCTACGGTTACGCCCTCTTCGGCATTGCCCGAGCCATAACCCAGATCAAACGCACCGCCAGGGCCGACAATCGAGGCGGAAAAATCCAAAAAACTGTAAGTAGACATTCTTGCCCCTTATCGATTTACGTTGATGATGACGTCAGCGAAATGCACAGCGCCGGCCAGCTTAATCAAACACTGAATCACTGGTGCCTTACGCGCTTCACGATCGGCTTGTGATTGCGTCGCCACGGATGGAGCATAGGTGTAATACCCCGTAGTCAGCATGTCACCAGTGTTAATCCCACCAAGTGGGTCGCCATTCCACACGCCCGGAGCAATCAGTCCGTTGTCCGCCCCCTTCCCGAGCGAACCGTTTACGCTGGTCAGCAGGCGGGTTATACCCGGATCGGTTTGTGGCACTTTGCCGCTGGTATAAAGCACGTTATAGAGGTTGTTCTGAACGTAGTTCTGCAACCAGTCCAGGCCGTGGCGCTCGTCGAAGAAATCGCCGTTGCACATCAGGCCTTCCTGAATGATCGCCGTGTCATTGTCGTAGTTGACGAACATGTTGCAGTTCTTCGCCGTCAGCGTTTTGGCCTGGGTTTGAGTGAGCGTTTCAGGTGTGATGCCTGGCTCTTGTTTGAATTTCAGCGTGATCGTGGTGTTGTTGCCGAGGAAATTCACGGTAAACGCGCGACCAAAAATAGACGCTGACGCATACGGGCTAACGCCAGAATACTGAATGAAGGTGCGCCCATATTTGGCGTTTTTCAGCTTGCTGGCGATGTCATTGGTGTTATCCAAGTCCAGCACGCCGGTGTTCTGCGTGGTGTACCCGAAGATCCGGGAAACGTCGTCAGATTGGATAAATGCCGCCACGCTGATCACGTCGTCATCGCTCGGCGAGATGTCGGCGATCTGCAGGCCATACCAACCGGTAGACATGTCGGCCAGTTTGTAGATGCAGGACTGAATGTTTTCGGCAGCAGCGCGGGCTATGGCCAGAGCGCCAGCGCTCTGTACCGCCCCCATCATCGCTGAAATGTCGGTGCCGGTGGCGGGCGCTTCACCATAACCAACTGCTGATTTATCACCGGTGGTTTTCGATGTGATGATGAATCGGCTGTTCACCGCGTCCCAGGTTACGATAGCTGTGGTCAGTTTTTCAGTGATACGCGCGGCCACACCATTCAGATTGGTTTCCGCCGAGAAATCGACCGCGGTCACCGTCTTGTTAGTGCCGTCGATGCTGATTTTCATCGCACCATCCGTCACCGATGCCCAGGTGCTGATCGCCATCTGTGCCGGCGTCAGGATGGCGCAACGCAATAACGCAGCCTGATCCTCTTTAATCCAACGCCCGACAAACAGCGTGCGGGGTTGCGGGGTCTGCTGAAAGTACAGGCTGGCGGCCTTATACTCTGGGGCCTCCATACCGAAATCAGCAGCAACGTCAGTGATGCCTGAATAGCTGCGCATGCGCTGGCTGCCGTCGATTACATCGGAGCCGCCCACAACCAACAGAGCGCCAAAATTACGGCTCTGTGCGGCGCGCAGCGCCATATTCACCGTGACGGACACGATGTTAGATACAGGTAAGCCCTGTGACATAAATTATTCTCCGAAGAATTGAACCGGTGCTTCCACCAGCGATTTGATGCCGTACTCGCGGATCACTTTGCGGCGCAGGCGGACGGCAATGTCATACCGGCGCACCCACTGGTTATTGATGAGTTCAGGGAGGTTGAATATGCGGCCGCAATCCAGAAGGGTCAGGCCGATTTTTTTCAGTTCGTCGTTGTTCTGCGAGACAAACAGCCCATTACGGAATTGAGTCGCGACAGACATTCCCCGTGGGCCATAGAAGCAACATAGCGTTTCGATAGTTTCATGCGACCACTGCTCGGCGTTTTCCGCTCCCTGAACATGTGCCGGATACATATCATCTGGCAGGCTGGTAATGCCGAACGCGCACCAGGTGGTTCCGTTTTTCGGTATCTGGATTTGCGGGTCAGTCCAGCGGGGATAGACGACGTTTTTATCCAGCCCAGTCACTCCACGGATCCAGCGGCTCAGCAGTCGCTCCAGTTCCTCATCGTATGCCGGGCCGATACCGGTCGGCGTGAGGTATCCGGGTATTGTGCTGTCGTTACTCACTTAACCCCCTTCCTGCCCCATCAGCTCACAGTGGGCTTGAACAAATCCGGCACCATAACGCGTGTAAGGATCGACGAACGTCACCCGGTATAAACCACCGTTATAAACAACCAGGTCGGCATCAAGGTTTGGGCCGTCATTAATGCTTTTGCTGCCCTGGGTGAGCCTGAATTGCGTCACAATGAGTATTGCCCCATTGATGTTTTGCCCGGCGGCCATGCGCCTTGCCTCAAGCGAACGGTCAACGGTCACCACACCTGAAAACGGGAATTCCTGAGGGGTATTAACTGGAAAGTTGTCATCGTCCGTCGTCTGTATCTGCCGGCGGCAAATCAGCGATGGGTCAGCAAAATCCGGATCCAGCAGCACCTCGGTCACGTCGAGAAGCGGCATTATTTACTCCTTACCACGTAGGTGACTGAGCGCAGCAGGTAGCCATGAGCATAAAGCGGCTTATCACCGGGAATGCCCAGAGCGCGGCGGTTAGCCTTCGTCATCTCAGAAAGAGGATGGAGTCGATCACCAGAACCAATAACAGCCTTGGCACCATCACGCGCAATCTGACCAGCGCTTTCAAGTTCTCGTTGAGCCGTATCCGTTTTCCCATTGAGAGCGGCTACAGCAGCCGCCTTTAGGTGTTCAGTGGTTCGCGGCTTGGTGTCCTCGATCCCCATATCCAGAAACGGCCTGGGCGGTAACGTGACGGTTTGGCCGCCAAGTTGTACCGTTGCCCCGGTAGATTGCAGATAACCGATCTCCGCGTTGTTCAGGTCTTCCCCGTCCTCTCGCGTTGCATTGGCCTCTGGTATACCCACCAGCACATCCATTTTTGAGAGTGAGCGCAAAGCCGAGAGCACCGAGTCGGCGTTATCCTTCCTGACCTTGAGCCCACTTTTCATAGTTGCCGCCCGCCCGCACCGAATAGCGTGATCATCTGGTAGAACTCCGCCCCGTAGCGCGTGTTGTTCCAAAAACCGGCATCAGGGTTAAGGGTCGAGCTTGTGTCGTAACTCACGCTGACCTTATCCACTGATTTTGATGTCTGGACGCCACTGGCGGAACCACCCGAACCACCAGCCGCTGCCGACCGCTGATCCTGTGCATAGAGCGCCATGTAATGAGCCACGAATAGCTCCACCAGGTACGGGAAAATCTTGGGACCAGTAATTTTCTCGCTCAGTAGGATGTCAGCCAGGTTCAACCGAAACTGAATCTGCGGTTCTGGGTAGGTAACGGTATCAGCGAATTGCGGGAAGTCTCGGCGAAAGTCTGCAGGTGTGGGCAGTGAGTTATTTCTTGGCTGCTCCATTGGCCTTCTCCAGTTTTGCGGCCAGCTCTGCCACCTGAGCGTTCAGCTCGGTAATCTGGTCATTACGATCAACCAGTCCGGCAGCGGCCGCTTGCAACTGCTCAGTTTGCTCTGCCACCTTGTCCTGTTCCAATTCCAGAAGCCTTTGCAGTTCGGTTACCTTGCCTTCAAGCTCAGTGATGCGCTGCGCGCCGGCTTCGTCGATATCAGGGGCGGTGTAGTCACTCAGCGCCTCCGTGTGAGCCTCAACAAACCAATGAGTGGCCACAACCTCGGGGACGTTGTGCCGCCCCTTGCTGAACTCCTGTACCGAGTTATCCGCGTGAGTGAACTTGAACGGAGTGTGAACGTGGATCGAAACCAGTTTATCTTTTGTCATTTCAGTAATCCTTCTGGCCCCTTTCGGGGCCGTTCTGGTGATCAGATGCCATCCACGTAGGACAGGGTTTCTTTGTACACCGGCTCAACCGCACCAAGCTTGGCGTAATAGGTGGCAATCTGATAGATGCCGCGATATTGGATTGGAATGCTCTGCATAGGCACCAGAGGATAACGGACGTATTTCTTGTCGTTGGTGTAAGCCACCATGCGATCCTTTCCGGCCACGCCGCGTTTTTTCAGCCATTTGACCGCCTTGATTTCCAGCGGCATACCGTTCTGGTGGAATGCGATGGTGTTTACGGCTAAGTAGGTCAGCAACGACTGGTTACCCGCTTCGGAGACCTTACGGCTCGCCAGCAAGGAATATTGCTCTGGCGGGATGCGCAGATCAGACGGCACAACGGAATAACCAGAGGCAGCCCAGGCATTCGACAGAATGCTGTTCACGCTATCCAGAATCTCGTCATTGGTAGATGCCGCCCAGGTTTTAGTTGCGTTGTTCAGCGTAACACCGACCAGGTTAGTCAAACCCTTCAGCCCCAGTGAGTCGTCGCCGATGTAAACCTGCTCGTCATTGTCCATCTGCCATTTAAGCTGCATACCCTCATATTTCTGGGTATCAATAGGGCGGCCTACCTGCATGGCTGCGGCCAGTTCGACAACAGTCCAACCCAACTCCATGCCCCACAGGTTCAGCGGGTTGCCGTCTTTGCCGATATCGACGTTCACACCGGCGATGGCGGTAGAGTCTTTGCCGATCCAGTTTTTACCGTTCGGGTTAGCACCGGTACCGGCAGCGCCAAAACTGGTATTTGTCCAGCTGGAGATATCATCGGCAATAGAGACATCTTCGCGCATCTGAATATCGCGGCTCCAGGTGTACCCCACCAGCGGCAAGTTCAGCGTTTGGTCGAGGCGCTCCAGCTCACCGATGAGAAACGCACCGGAGCCATCAACGGTTGCCTGATCAAAAGTAATCATTCGTTTTTTCCTTAAATCTTCCAGGAGATTTCTGTGTTGCCGTCAGCATCGCCGGCACCAGTGAATTCTGCGTTAGGCAGCACAACCGTTTTGTCGGCCACCAGCGTTGCCATGAAACCACCCAGTGGCACGTCGATAGAGGCATCAGGTGAAACGACAACGTAGACCGGAGCACCCTTTTTGATGGTGCTGGCATCGGAACCAACGTTGACTGTCATGTAGCCACGTTTCATCGCATCGCCGGGGAAGTTCTTCCCGGTTCCCACCTGGCGCACCATGTCAGGCTGTGACGTGGTCGGGTAAGGCCGCACATAGATGCCCTTCACTTTATCTGCGGTGTCACCATCAGCCAGTGGCACGAAAAAGCCATCAGTGTCGAGCTTGCCCGCCAGGCCATAGGCCGGGAAGGCATTAGCAGATTTGAGGATCACCGGCTCAACAGTTAAATCCTGCGGGCGTGAGATAGCCCCGGCAATGCCCACAGGCATCCGGTACAGGTATGCAGTCATTGTTTTATCCTTTTCGGTTAGACCAGAAGTCGGCGTTTTGCTTGTTCAAGTCGGAAATTTTCGGAGTGCCGATATTTAGCCGCTGAGCATCGCCAGTTGTGATACGGGTATTGCGACCTTTTGCAATTTCAGAGACTGCATTGAAGGCCATGTTTACTGACTGTTTCGGTAGTTTGCTGATGTCTGCATCCCCCACCACCTGGCGGACAAGAGTTTTGTCGGCAGTAGTCAGCACGTCGCGTTTAAATGCGGTTGGCTTCATCTTGCGGCTGAGATCAATACCCGGAACGATAACCTCTGCGCGGTATGCCGAGTCACCAGTGATGGTGGTTTCCTCTTCATCATCCTCGCCGTCGCCGGTCGGGTCCTTTTTGTCTTTGTCTTTTGGGTCATCAGTATTGTCTGCGGTAGTCGTCCCTTCCAGTTTCGCCAACAGAGCTTTCAGCAAGGTTTTGATATCATCCTCACCGTCACCGGTTGGCTTGCCGCCCATCTCCGGATCTTTATCCGGCAAAGGCTGCTGTGGTGAAAGGTTGATATTGAGGTTTACGCCGTTCGGCAAATCCCCTTCATCCCCCGTTACGGCTGCCGGCGCTGATTCCAGCAATTCATTCATCGTGTCCGCGTCGCCAGTCTTGTGGGCGAAACGAAGGCGATCTAACCAGCCTTTCTTTTTAGTTGCCATTGTGTCTCTGTCTCCAATTGCACAACGATTTCCGGCTCTGCCTTTTGGGACAAGAGCCACATGGTTTCCTGTGATGTCTACCTGGTCAGCTTTGCCAGGGGCCGTTTGTTCGTACTCTGCGTCATAGCCACACGACACCTGTCGCAACCCGTCTTCAATCAGTTGGATGGCGTACTCGTCTTTAACGATGAGGTCAGCCAGCATCAGATCGGATTGTTCACCGGTACCGCGCCGGACGTTCTGCAGGTGGCCGTGTGCCAAATCCTTCCAGTTCTGCGTATTGACCAGGCGAATGTCCCCATCCTCGTCTTCTGGATGCAGCACCGTAATGCTCATCCCCTCGAACGATGCCAGGGTCGCCGGGTGGAATACCTGCTCAGGTGATCGCGTTACGAGGATTTCGCCAGTGGCATTCGGCGTTAGCTTCGGCAAATCTGCTGCGGCATATACCTGTGTGCCGGTTCGCGCAATAGGTACGTCTTTGCACAGCAATGAGCCATCAGCCAGGCGATAACGTGTTTCGCCCACCTGGGTATTGAAGAAATATTTCATGGGTTACCTGCTGAATGGCGGATATAAAAAAACCGCTCAGCGGCGGTCTGTTATTTTCTCGGGCTGGGGATATGCACCTCAGACCAGCATTTGCAGTTTGGCAGGCATCCAGCGTGGCCAGTCATGCCGTCCAGTGTCGGCGGGTTGTGCCAGTACACGAATTTATCCCGCATTTTTTTATGCGATGGTCGCGTGCCAGCCCCCTCGATGCGCCACCAATATCCCTCTGAACCAACAGACAAAGCGCGGGCTTGTGTCAGAGCGCCAGTGGCACGTCCTATCTCAGTACGGGCAATCATCTTTGCTCTGCCGGCAGCCACGTCGCCGGACTGCATAATCATCTCGTACAGCGTGTCGGGACGCTCGCCGTTGATGGTAGCCTCGATAGCTCGCTGCTGTATCTCGCGGACACGGTCAGCGGCTTCCAGAGGCAGGGATTTCATCAACTGAATCTGGCGATAAACGATATCCTGGGTAACCTGCCCGATTGGTGTGTTGCCTACGACATCACGTAAGCCCTCAGATATCTGTTGCGACACCGATTTCCACTGGTTCCATTCCTCACGCTCCACCTGCAGGAACATCTTCTGACCGACTAAGGTGGCCCAGTCGTTCAACACATGCGAGTAGTCGATCAGGTGTTCGGAAACTGTGTTAGCGCTTGCTTGGGAACCATCGTAGGAGCCAGTTACGATCTGATTTATTTGACTGACTATCCCCAGTAGGCTTTTCTGATACTGGATCTCTGAACGCCGGTGGAGGGCCGGTTTCAAGTTCAGACTCCTCATGCTGCGACGCCGCATTATCAATATCCTCATCGGTGATTGATGCGCCAATGCCGGTGACATCCGAGTTTTCTCGCAGATCGGTCATCGCTGCCTTTGGCGTCATCAGGCCGTCAGCCAATGCGGTACTGATCGCGGTGACTGTGTTCACTGCCACTGTTGAGCGGTCAACGTCGGACATTTGCCACAGCGGCTTGAACTCGAACGTGAAATCTTCCGGTAGTGGCTTGCCAAGCTCCGAACGGTGCATGATGTCCAGAATCCGCCTCATTGGCAGACGCAGCCTGCGCTCCTGTAGTGAGCTCACCCTGTCGTAGTAGTTGGCCAGGTCAGCATCACCCGTTGAGAAACCTTTCGGTGACTGCCCAAACAGACGCACCAGCGGGATGCCGACTGCGCCGCTTATCTGCTCAGCAAACTGCGAGATCACATCGTCCAATCCACTAAAGGTGTACTGGTGAGTTTCGAAAGTGTCCTCATCGTCCATGAGCGTCATACCTTCGTTGGTCTGGAACTGGCGAATTAAATCGAGGTTTTTCAGCAGCGCGTCATACGCAGGGCCGCCAAGGGCAATCAGCTCACGAAGTTTTTTCACCTTGTAGGTACGCAGGTGTGCTTTGTAGACCAGTTGAGCAGCGCCGACTGTTGCACTATCGAAAGCGGTCAGCCTGTCCCAGATGCGCTCTACAACCGACATCCCCCATTCGTTCTCGGTGATTTTCTGCTGGTAAGGGAGCGTCACCCCGTCAAAGCGGATCAGGCGGCTGTGATGGATACGCCAGGCGGGGATACCCGATCCCGTTGTCACCACATCGTAAAATTCAGGCTTGCCGAGATCCGGCCCCATCTCTTTGATGCGACGGGTTAGTACCGGGTTAATCATCCAGCGGTCAAGTGGGAGAATGCCCTTAAACTTGCCCTCCCCAATCGTCTCCAGCCGCAAGGGCGTGAAAGGTGCCTGCCCTTCTATCATGATGAAGCCGACAGCGCCACCGTACAGACGGGACCATTTCAGCGTGTCATTAATCGCATCCCAGATCTGCATCTCATCCAGTTGCGATTCAATAATGCCCCTGTCTTTTGCATCGATTTCCGATGTGATGCGAATACCTTTGCGTGTCATATCGTCAGGGATGGCGTCTACCGCTTCACCAATCACCCATGACGAGCGATATGACCATTCAACCATCATACGGTTGCGGCTGGTGAAGTTCGGTCTGTAGGCTGATGCGGAGTGCTGGTTCGACGTCTGCATGCCCACGCGGGCCACAAAGTTCTCGTAGCCGTCGGCAGTCGCCTGCGCTGTCCGCTTCGTGGTTGTTTTATTTCGTGCCATCAGGCCTGTCTCCCTAGCAGCTCCCAGATATTCAGGGCTGAATTCATTGGCGCGTAACTGATCATCACCGAGTCAGCCAGGTTCGGTGACTTGGTGCCGTCAGGCTGTTTATCCACGACGATTTTCCCCACCCCGTTAATGGAGTAGGTCGGCTGTGAAAGTTCGATGATGAGTTTGTCTTTGCTCTCCATGTTGCCGCTGATGGAGATAATTTCGTCTGGGTTGTAGGCCATGCCTTCGACGACAGCGCGGTAGGTATTCTGGAACAGTTTGCGTAAGTGCCACCAGCTCTGCGCTTTGGCATTGGCAAAGAAATCTTTGTTCAGGCGTGCAGCCTGCCCGTTGTCACCGCGTACGGCTTCATCATCGGGATCGAACACAGCACCGCTTCCCCGGAATGGAGTCGCGAGGATTGAAGGCCGGCGGGCGGCTTTACGCAGCTCATTGATGGCCCGTGCATCCCCACGAACACCAGCGCCCAGCCCATCCTCATCAAAGCGGTATTCTTCAACGTTGTCCGCTTCGCAGAAGCCGAAAACCTTCTCGACGGATTGGTAAATGTCGCTGCCGACGCCCGACCATTCCCGAACGTTTTCCAACAGGAAACCGTGACGAGTGGAGAGTGCATTTTTATCTCTCCCCTCATCGGCGACGTCCATCGCTCCCAGGCGTTTACCGGTTGGCTGAATTCCAAGTTTGATATGCGCATCGACAGCAGCCTGCACCCAGTCAGAGGGGATCAGGACACCTTCGGCCGAAGCGCTGTAGTTGAGGTCGAGTTCCTGCGCCACTACAACCGGGTTATCAATTTTCTCGCATTCTTTGCGGTACCACTCATCGTCCTTGCGCGGATCGCTGCGCCAGTGAAACGTGAATACCGGGATTTTCCCTCCGTGGCGTTTCTGCGCAAAGGGGTTAGCCATACCGTTGACCGAACTCAAATCGATACGGCAACGCGTGGTTTGTGATAACGCCGCATCAATCAGCAGTGGACGCTGCAGGAACGCCGACTCATCCACCAGGTAAAGCGTGGTACGGTCACCGCGGCCGATATTGTCACCTGCCTCACCTTTGATTACTGCGCCTGTGTCTGGGAACTCAACGCGCATGTAGGGAGCGTGTTTTTTTTCATTCCAACTGCCGCGAAATTCCACCGGCAGCGTTTCAACGAATTTACGCGCCTTCCAGAACAGTGCCTTCGGGTCACCCGTGCTGTCCACGTACTCCTCTTTACGGGAGCCAAAGCCAATCACCATTTCTTTGTTGAACAGGCACAATGAACAGGCCAGGCCGATCGCCGTCCAGCTCAGTCCCATCTCACGACTCTTTTCGGTGATGCCGTTTTCCAGTTTTTCCCGGCGGTCCATTATCCAGTGGATCCACTCTTCCTGTTTCGGGAACAGCAAAAACGGGATGGTCACCGGCAGCCCGTAGTCAATATTGCGGGGGTCGGTCGTCATCCCCCAGTCGATAATGAACTGCGCCGGGTTGGTGCGGTAGAACTCGCGAATAGCCGGCAAAGATTCCGGGTTAGCCCTGATGCGCTGCAGGCGCTCCATCCGCCATTCGAACACCTGGGTGTAATCCGGGTTTTTGAAGTCGAACGGGAACGGAATAGGCATAGCTGGCTACTCTGGAAAAATGAGAGAAAAAAGGGACTTTTTAACATAAACACCGTTACCCGCACCGGCGTAACAGCACTCACCCGCTGATTGCGCTCAGTGGATGATTTGTCTGGGTTTTGTCTGCTGAATAGCTGAAAACGGACTGCATAAACGATGCATAAAATAGGGCGTATTTTGCATAGCAAATTTTATGGCGGAGACGGTTATTTGTTGGGTTTTGCTGATGCGGTGAAACGGTAAGAGCATTCGACCTGAGACGGCTTATCGTCTCCCTTTCCCCTTGCGGGTGGCGCTTGACCAATGGCCCAGCCGAATACCCTTACCTGTTACTCCCCGTACTTCGGGCTGTTTTAATTAAACGTCATATCCATGCTTAAGTATTGCTTCCGTTATTTCGCCTTTGTGTGCCTCACGGAATAACGCTACATATGCGAATTTATGGGTCGAAAGCTCTTGATATTCGTACATCTGCACATCCCTAACAGATTCTTTACCATCGGAATCCATCATGTGCCACCTCAACGTTCCGTCCGGCGCGTTAACCACATGGCTACCTTCACCAGAAAAAATCAATATCTTCATAACAACCTCATCTAGTTAGGTAGGCGTGGTGGCCGGTGCTGCGATATTCCGGCTTTACTTACCAAGTTGCGCGTATTCCATCTCGTCCGTTAAGGATGATGGGGCGGCCCGTAAGTCATGGCGCATCAGCCTGCGCATTCACCACGCTATCAGTTTACCCCATCAGCTTGCGATATGCTTCGGCTGCTTCTTCTGGCGTCATGCTGACGCTCTCGGTCTTAATCGCACCACCACCTGGACCAGACACCTCTGTTTTCTTCGGTGCCTCCCAGCCCTGCATTTCGCCGAGCTGCTTAATCGCAATTTTCGGGTCGTGCATCTTCAGCTTGATGCCGTCCTTGCCAGTCGTCAGCTCAGCAACAGCAGCCATCGCCTCGGGGTCTTGCAAGGCTGAATCACGAAATGACCACGACGCCTGGAAGACTGGCTGGCCTTCCTCATCCTCGCCGATCATGCTGTTGCGAAACTCTGCAATGTCGGTCAGCGATGTACGCCCCATTTTTGATAAACGCTCCAGCGCTTCGGTGCGTGTCATGATGGCTTCGTTGATGGCTTCGTACTGTACGGACTTTAGGAAGGCTTGGACGTTACCATTTCTTACCATCACCGCAGCTTTAGAATGAACGCCTTCCCCTTTCGCCTTTCCTCCCGCATTGCGGTATGCCTCAGCCTGGCGATCGCCATTCAATAGGCAGGTAACGAATTTCTTTTGCAACCTTGTCAGGGCATCGAAAAGCGCCTTCTGTTCTTCTGTCAGCGTCATTTCGACTCCTTAGTGGTGTTTTACTCCGTTAGGCATACATCACGAATGTAATCCTGCAGGCCAGCTATTTGGCTGCGGGCTGTTTCGATTCGCTCCCTGAGACGGAAATAATCCCGCTCAGCGGCGTCAGTAAGTCGGGGGCCGGTTGCATCATCCATGCCGGTGGTGCCGGAGGTCGGGCACGTGGCGGCGAGCTGCAGCTTACGAGCGCCAGAGGCAACAAGGCGCTGCAAATCATCAATCTGATTTTTGGCATCGTTTAGTTCCTGAGTGCGATTCTCGTCGATAGTGGACACCGCGCGCTGGGTGCTATTCTGCCAGTCGAGCTGCCCCGTTAGCTGGCCGTTAGTGGTTTGCAGCTCTTCAACCTTCTGCCGAGCCTCTTGATACTTGCTGTTGTAGTGATTAGCGCTCCAAATAAGGCCACCCGCAAGACAGACAACAAATATGCTCACCAATACCCAGTAGCGGTTCATTTCTGGCCCCAGTTACAGATTTCGCGCTCAACCTCACGCCGGTTAATTAGACCTTTCCAGACCTTGCCGCCGGCTTTATTCCAGCGCCGCATTTCATCACAAGCCCCTGAACTGTCTCCGGCATTGAGTTTTTTCAGCAGCGTAGAGGACTCGAAAGCCTTGACGCCAACGTTGTAGCTGAAGCTGATCAGCGCCGCTTTCTGGTATTCACTCGCTGGCACTTTCACAGACCGCTCTATAGAACGGGCAAAAGGCACCAGGTCTTTATCCAGCATGGCTTTGCATTCAGCGGGGGTGTAGGTCTTGGTGGGTATGATGTCAGCACCGGTATGCCCATAGCAGACTGTCAGCACGCCTACTACATCACGATACGGTTTGTACTCTACCCCCTCAAGTGATGGAATAAGTACCGCTGCAATCGCCATGGCTCCACCAGCAAAAGCGCCTACAAGCCTTTTCTTTAACGTCGAAGATATCGCCATATCATCCCTCAGCTCTGCGCATTGCTTCCGCCACTACTTCCACAGCCGCTGGACGCTCACCCTCTGGCTTGATCGATACGCCGTGAAGATAGTCCTGCATAATTTGAGTGCGCCGACGCTCCTCAGCCAATCGCTCACGCTCTTCTTTCCGCTTGGCGTAGTACGTCTTGATCGTGAAGAAGGCCGATATCAGTGCGCCAATGATGAATATGTAATCCTGCAGCGACAGCAACGAAAAGAAGCCGAGCAGTGCCGACCACCAGTACGGCAGGTTTGGATTGTCTGGGTGCATTTTCATGACTCCACCTCCCGGTTATCGGGCTGTGCTGTGTGAAGGAAGGGATCAGCCACCAGCCGTAAACGAATCGGCTATGCGGTGTGTGTCGAATTTTGGCTGGGGCTGAAATGCAAAAAGGCCACCCGAGGGCAGCCTTTGAAATTTCTTTGAATCCACCTTAACAATCAGACGGATTTCTAGTGTTAGGAAGATAATTACCCAGTTTCCGGAAAAAGTAAATAGCTCACGATAAAATATTGCACTATTTTTTAACTCGCTATGCAGTCACTCGCTGTAATGCCTGCTCTGCGTGGTTCTCTTCACTTTCCAAAGTGCGGATTAATCCGTCATAAAATGGCTTAACGGTCTTCTCCCATGTCGCCAAGGAAATAGCATCCGTCACCTGCTGAACAGCATCGAAAGCACGCGATGCTGGTATTCTCTCGTAACCACGTCCGCCACAGCGCTTACACGCCTTTTTTACTGGTACACCCTGCCGTTCTGTCTCTTCTCTATCGACAGCCTCACAGCGCCCTAAGCAGTCTCTACAGGCGGTAGAAATCACTTTTTTCCCATTACACTTTTTGCAGACCTTTTTCGTAATGTCGTAATAGGTGTGTTTCACAAACATTTCACGCCCCTCTACCGGCTTGATACTTGCTGGCAGATCCCCGCGCACAAAGCTGGCTACGGTGTCATGGGCGTGAGCCAATTTATTCATGACGAACTTTCTTTCCTCTACAAATCCATCACAGCAGGCATCACATGCCGCCACACTTGCCGCACTGCGTGAGTAGTCCAGGAAAGCGAAAACAGACATAACCAGAATTACCTTTGCTCTAATGCCGTCTTGCAACTTTCTCAAGGGAGCTACTCGCACAGATTCAGCCATGCCCTGCTCTGCCAGCAGCAACACAGCTTTTACCTTGTCAGCATCACTAACCCCCATCTTACCCAAGAACGCTGACATGCCGAGCTCTGCCTGAGCCTGGCACATACCTACTGCTGCCATCAAATCAGTGCCTGTTAGAGCGTCCGATGCCGTGGCGCGTGGAGAATCGCTGAATGTTGGCGACTTAGGTGCAAAATATTTTTGAATCGACTCTAATCTCATGCTATTTCTCCGATAATTATTTGGCCTACTTCGCCCCAAACCTTTGTTACGCGACCGTCCCAGATCCGGCAGTCGTCCTCAAAAATGGCATCCAATAACGCCTTTTCCAGATTGTCTTTATCAGGCTTCTGTTGATGCGGTTTTCCAGCCATCTCAGCGCGTTTCTTCTTGCTCCAGCTATCTGGCATCGGCATGACGAAAATCACGTGATATCCGCTCTCAGGCAGCGATATCCGGTGCAGCCTCACTTCGTCGCAAAATGCCCGGTAGCGTAAAACTGGCGGGCGCTGGGCCCACCTGTCTCTTTGCGTTTGGCGAGGCTTTGGAATGGGTGTAATGAGGTAGGTCTTCATGCAATCGCCCCAATGCCAAATGAGAAATCCAGGAAATCAAACAGCAACTCTACTTGGCTGCCATGCTCAGCCTCCCAACCCGCCACATCCTCATGCAGAGCGTCGTGGCATTTCCTACACAGCGGGATAGTGAAAAAGTCGTGGGCTTTTGTTGCCATTCCACCTTGGCTGTGTCCGATAATGTGGTGGGGATCATCAGAACGGCCACCACAGCCGCAGCATGGGCGAGTCTTAACCCACCGGGTGTATTTGCTGTCTTCTGCTCTGGTTCTTTTTGGAAGCAGCACGAATGCCCCTGGGACTTCTGAGTCCACCTTAAAAACTTTCATTGCAGTCTTTGTCAGAATTTCAGTAGGCGCTGGCCCAACAACCATTTCAGATTCCTTTCTCGCCCCAGATACCCTTACCGGATTTGGTAACGCTAAAAGTTCGGCCGATATCTCATTGGGGATCAGATCAACCACTCCGGAAATGGTCGCCCACAGCACGAGCTCCGGAACCGTCAACTGCCCTGGTGACTTGAGCCGCCATTTCGCTGTTTCAACAACCCAACGTGCCGCGTTCGTATTCGCCAGTTCATCAAGCTTTGGCGAAATGTGCCCGTCGGTCTTGTTGTCACAGCCCCAGCAGATACGCATTGCGGTATGCCCATAACGACGCGTTAGCAGTTGGCGTGGTTTATCGTCTTCGCAGTACTGGCATCCCGTGAAGCGTGTTGCCCAAGCTTCCATTGCGTTAATACCACCAGCAGCACCGATAACGCGCTCATGTTGGAAGAATGACTGGAGGCGCGGATCGTTCGCTATCTCATGCTCTACCTTTGGCAAAATCCCGTCTGGGAGGTCTTTCATTTCGTCCGGCAGTGTTGATACCAGCACTCGGCCCGTCAGATATGGCAGCAGCTCACCACCCGCCTTGATCATCGCGATACCCAGATCACGCTGTACATTGGACTTCACTATGGCTCTCATAGAATTTCCCCTGCCGCTTTACGAACAATCCCGCGAATACCGTAATAATCAAACGCGAAGAACCGTTTCTGCCACTCTGTGATATACCCTTCCTGCAATGCCTCTCGACGCTTTATGCCTCTGTCTGCCCAGTATTTACGTGCCTCACGCAACATCCACCAGCACCAAACATGGTTCAAAGCGATCAGCAATGGTAAAACAGCAACACCGAAAACTCGTTTCATACAGCCTGCCCCCCGGTCATCGCATAGGCACGGGTTAAAATTGGTCGCCACATTTGACGGGCTTTCCCTTCGTCAACATTTCCAAAACCGTTCTTGCGTACCTGCTGCTGAGCGCGTTTTTCGGCAGCGTTGGCAGGCATCGCCGCATCACGGATTAAGCGGTCAAAGGACTCTTCAAAATCAATTTTTGGAATATCACCAGCAGGCGGATCCTGGCGTTGTTGCTCGACAGCATCGGCCATTGCAGCTTTGCGAGTACGCTGGCTGTTCCAGGTGTTGGCCGCAGCCAGGTAGCCGCTGAAACGTACCGGGTCAAAAATCATCTTGGCACTGAGCATGTGCCCCATTGCTGGATTGCTCAGCAGCAGGCTTGCGCGGTGTTCTGCCACCAGCTTCAGTTCTTCCACGGTGTTCCCTTCCGTCAGGCGTTCGGTAATTTCCAACAGCGTGCTGACGCGCTTTGGTGTTTTGCCGTTGATTTTCAGATTCAAAAAATCCAGCACTTCCCCTGCCATGCCCGATGTGTCCACCGCAGATTGTTCACCCTGGGGGGCTATAGGGGGTTTTTCTTTTGGTTCAATGACAGGTTCAGAAGAGTGACTGGTTCTGGTGCCAGCAGCTGGCACAGGGGGTGTGCTTTCTGGTGGCATAGGGGGTGTCACCTGCTGGCATACCCCTGTGTTTTTTGGAGGCATAGGGCTATGCTTTTTGGCGGCACAGGGGGCTATGCTTTCTGGCGACACAGGGGTGTCCAGCGTCAGGTAATAAAGGTTCGATGTATTCCCCTTGCCGTTATTCACGCCCAAGCGGTTCTCTTTTGTGATTAATCCCATCTTAATCAATGCCTCAATGTGCGCCCGCACAGCGCTTTTACTGCACTCGCAGTGGTCAGCAACATGCTGATAGGAAGGCCAGCACTCGCCCTTGTCGTTAGCGTTGTCGGCTATCTTGATCAGCACCAGCTTGCGCAGTGGGTTGCCCACTTTTATGCTCATAGCCTGCGCCATCAGATTCATGCTCATACTTCGACTCGCTTAAATTTTTCTTTAAATCGCTCAAGTGGCTGCATACATTCATACGGGTAGCCCTCTCGCATAAAAATCACCTGCTGAACAGCCCGATCCCACCGAACGACAGTCACGCGGTTACCGCGCGCATCGAGATAAATCCGGTTTAATGGGACGGATTGGCTGCTAGTCATGGAGTTCTTTCATTTCGAATCGACCAAGGCGCGGGTGATACCAATATTTGCTTCTGCAGGCCCGTGTAGCCGTTCTGCGAACTTCACCCAGGGCTGACAGGAAATCGTCCTCTTTGGCTACAGTCGCATTGCTCAGGATGCCGCCAGGGGCATTGAATGGGATCTTCTTGCTTGGAACGTGGAAAGTGCTGATCAGCGCTCGCACCTTGTTATCCGACAAGCCAGAAGCTGCTACCAAATTTCTAACTGTTTGCCATCCGGGAGGAATAGCACCGGTTGATATCTCTTCAATCTGCTGGGTTACACCGTTTACTTGCAGCTGCAGAGCATTGACTTGGCGCTGCTGAATTGCGGCACTTGTCGCCATGCGGGCAATCATTTCGAGTTCAGAAAGCGCTGATGGGGTCTGGGTAGCGTCGAATGTGCGTATTACCTTCAGGTTGAAGGCTGCGCTGATCCACATGGCATATGAATACACCAGTTCTTTGCAGGCATAGCTCCCCTGCTCCAAACCACCACGAATAACGTTAATTGGTTGATTTTCTTGCGAGGGGGGAATTCCCCCCTCGGTCAAAAGCTGTACAAGTTCCTGCGTCTGCTGGGTCGCAGACCAGTATTTCGGCTTGTGCCGTTCCTCGCCACCAGCAGCACGATGCAAATCGTTCAGGCAGTAGCGTCCCACAGCATCTTGACGAATAGCGGTGTTTTCGATCACAATCAGGTTGTTCATAGCAGAACTCCAAATCAGATTAGTGAAGGCCGACCAGTTACAGCTGTTCGGCTTTTTGCTTTCTTACCCGCCTTCTCTGGCTTTTCTTCCTTCGTGCAGCTCGCAAGCGAAAACTGCCTTGCACGGGTGAGACAGTCGTCGAACGCCATCCCCTTGCGACTCGCCTGCGACATACGGCGATAGTGATCAGCACCATGATTTGCCCCCCCCTGAGCCAATGCTTCGCTGAATCCCTCGGCCACCAGTTGGCGTTTGATGTTGTCGTAAACAAAAGTGTCCCAGGCCATAAAGCCCCCCCTATTCCGTTTTTGGTTCCCGGATGTGCTCAAGCATCGCCATGAGTCCACGTGCAAGTTCAGCGGTTTCCTCTCCGCGAAAAGTCAGCATGGTTTCCGAACGCTTGAACCCAGTTGCAGCCAACAGAAGGCTCGCCTTTTCCACCAGCCCCCCTTTGCTCTGCCAGCGACTAACCTGCGATTTATCTACTCCAATCGCACCAGCAAGCTGCGTAACACCAATGGCAGCAATTCGGCACATGATGTCGCTTTGGATTTCCCGCGCTTCGTTGCGGGCTGTTGCAGTTGATTCCATTTACAATTTCCGTTGTCTTACAGTGATGGTTGAACAATTGGCGGCTGGTTATCACCGGCACGCTCATAGCGTTTTGGGTAAAGAATTTGCAGTTCAGTGATTTCGCCGCGGTAGAACCGAGATAACTTTTCCGCTAGCTCGGGTGAGGCGGTATGTACCCCTCTCTCTACTCGACTCAGGTATCCAGGGTCACAACTAACCGCATTGGCTACATCAGTGATCTTGAGCTCTTTCTTTACACGCATATTCCGAAGTGGTGTTTGCATAGCGGCCCCTTTTAATTGCGCTATACGCATATTAATGCGCATTTCAAATTTGCGCAAGACGCTTTGCGTGATACGCACATAAGTGAAAAAATCGCGACATGGAAACCGAAAAGAAGCTACCTAAAGAAATCGACCCCACTGTAGGTCGTAACATCCGGCACCTTCGCGTCAAGAAGGGGCTTAACATTGCTGACCTCGCGAATGCGGTTGATAGCGACGTGGGCAACATTTCACGCTTAGAGCGGGCTAAGCAGGGTTACAGTGATGAGATGATCAGAAAAATTGCTGATTACTTTGAGTGCCCAGTTAGTGATCTATTTAGGCCTGATCTACCTTTCGATAATTTATCTGCAGATTCAGACGCTCAGCCAACCAGGCTCAAAGCCAAAGTTTGGGAAGATGGTTCGCAAGACGGCGAGGAATTTGTGGAAATACCATTGATAGACGTTCAGTTTTCTGCAGGCAGTGGCAGCGTTGAAATCATTGAAAAAGAAGAATTTGCTCTTATTTTTCGCCGCTATTACCTTCATAAACTTGGTGTTTCAATTGCCGCAGCGAAGCTCGTTCGCGTCATTGGTAATAGTATGGAGCCACGCCTATCCGACGGCGATGTGGTCGGCATCAATACTGATGACACCAGGATCAGAGATGGCAAGGCCTATGGCATACGGCATGGTGACCTACTTCGGGTTAAATACCTGATAGAACAGCCAGATGGCGGCGTAATCATTCGATCCATGAACCGAGAAGAGTTTCAAGACGAAAACCTAACCCATCAACAAAGAAGAGAGCAGCTTGTTGTTCTTGGGCGCGTTTTCTGGTCTTCTTCTACCTGGTAAACCCATCATCTCCATTCAAACCGGCTACGGCCGGTTTTTTTGTGCCTAAAAATCCCCTCACATAAAACCACGCAAAATTATTTAACCAAACAATTCAGCAATATGCGCAAAACTGAACATATTTATCCATTAATGCGCTTGACGCATTTGCGTCACACGCATAAATTACATCCATCGACAGCAACAACGTCACCCCAAACCACCGGGACGCTCTTTAACAATCAGGTTTAGTCACCCAGCGTTGAGCAGAGAGATCTGCATAACTCAGCACCCTGCGGATCCCCAGCCCTTACGGGGGCATGGCACGGCAGGCATGCAGCGGACAGAGTTGGGTGGCGGAATATCTTTTACACCCAGCGCATTTATCAGCTTCGGCTATGACGGGTGCGTGGGACTTAAGCACGGGAGCCTGACCCAGCATGAGAACAGGCAACTACTGGAGGGCAGGATCATGTAGTGAATAAACGGGACGACCGTTCCCCCTGCGACGGAGTGAGGGAAAAGTGGCGATAAGCATCACGTAGGTCCGGCTGGCGACCGGTTAACGCATCAATCAGCCTAAAAATGACGAGTGGATTTACCCTGCCGCTGCCAACGCGGGGCGGTAGGCATAAAACCACTACAGCAGAGGGTTACACGATGGGATTAGATATCACGGCTTATAAAAACATCAAAAAGTCAGAGGCGCAGCTTGATGATGATGGCTATGCCATTGACCCAGCCACTGGCAAAGAACTTGCAGATGGCCGATGGTTTTCTACTTGGCTTAACCCTGATTTCCCAGGGAGGGCGGACGACATCGAAGATGGTGCAATTTACACATACGAAGATTGCACAGGTCATGATGTTGGATATGGCGGCCACTTCTGGTGGCGTGATGAGTTAGCAAAAATGGCTGGGTATCCGGTAGCCGATTTTGACGTGGGGTATCGCAAAGAAAAAAACAATTTCGGAGGTGCCTGTCAGGCGGCGAGCGGACCTTTCTACGAGTTGATCAATTTCAGTGATAGCGAGGGTGTCATTGGAACTGAGGTGAGTAAAAAATTAGCAATAGACTTCATAAAATTTGAAGGTAATTCAAAAGAGTTGAGTGAGCGATTCGCCACGCTTTATCAGCACTGGAAGGCTGCTTTCGAAATGGCATCTTTGAATGGATGCGTGCGCTTCCACTAATACCCACCTCGCCCTGCAGGCGCACCGAGGCAATCATGACCTTTAATCAAATCGTCTGGCTTGGCGTGGTTGTCTTCTGCGTCGCCTGCTGGTCAGTAATTGGAATTTGCATCGCCGGGTAATACCGGCGCACAACGTGGAGAGCATTCAGTCAGTGCTTTCCCCGTTGTGGGTATCCGTGATAGGTGGGCTTCCTCCCCACCACAGGTTCAACTCCTGACACCACAACACTCCGCCTCACTTCCAGTTTGCCCCGCTAGCCGGGGCTCTTTTTTACATCAATAAAGCCGCTGCTTGCAGTGCCTTTACCCATGTGAATTTCTACAGAGAGGACAAGTCATGATACCAATTCCCATGACCACCACCTGCGAGCACTGCAGTAAAGTGCTGCCAAAAACTGACTGCAAATACGTGAAGGTTCAACGCTATATCGATGGAAGATTCAAACCCGTTGACATGCTTGTGTGCGCCGATCGATGTGCCAACTATTACGCCATCCGCAACGACATCAAAAACCTGCGACATCGCTTGCGCTGCACTCAACGGAGGCCAGCATGGTAAGCCTGAATTCACGCATTCAGCATAAGTATGACCTGAGCGGCAGAGATTTCTCTGCTAAGCGGCGGGGCAAGCACGTTTTCTTCCTGTTGATTTTCACTCTATGCCTACTGGCAGTTGGCACGGTATGGAACTAATCGTTGTCGAAACGCCTACGTATCAGCAGCTTGCCGCTGAGTACCTCATCCTGTCTATCTGCATCGCCAATAAACTGGACGCTGCCGACCTCGATCGGTTAGCGCACCGATTGTCGCAAATCGACCACATTGCCGATGCCCGAACTGTTGGAACTCAACATGAGCACTACCTTTCGTGTAATTGATACAGAAACCACCAGCTTTGAGGGCGGCGTGGTGGAGATAGCCAGCGTTGACATCATAAACGGCGAAATCTGCAACCCTATGAGCGACCTTGTGCGCCCTCCTGAGCCTATCGGCTTTGAGGCTATGGCTATCCATCACATCACTGAGGAAATGGTCGCTGACGCCCCTCTGATTGACGAGGTGATAGAGCGCTACCTTGGTGCCGATCTCTACGTTGCACATAACTCCGCTTTTGACCGTGAGAAGCTTCCGCAAATTACGGCCCCATGGATTTGCACGCTGAAGCTGGCACGCAAGCTGTGGCCTGAAGAGCGGCATGGCAACCAATATCTGCGCTACCGCTTCGGACTTAAACCAGATGTTCCGGAAGGACTGTATGCGCACCGTGCGCTTTATGACTGCTATGTCACAGCTACTAATCTGCTTTACATGAACAGCATTGCACGCTGGAGCATTGCGCAGATGCGCGACATTACCACCAGCCCTTCCCTGTTACACGCTATGCCGTTCGGTAAACACAAGGGCAAAACCTTCGTTGATATCGCTGCTGAGGATCCCGGTTACTTCCGCTGGGCTTTAGCAAACATGGATTTGAACGAAGATCAGGAATACACCATTAAACAGGCCATGGGAGCAATGTTCTGATGGGCATACCCGTGCTAATTCTTGGCGACTCCGGCTCTGGTAAGTCTGCCAGTATGATGAAATTAAACCCCGATGAGGGGTTTCTCATTAACCCTGAAAATAAGCGCCTTCCCTTTAAATCGTCCGGCTGGACACCCCGCAACTTCGATAAAAAAACCGGTAATGTATTTTTCACCGATTTAGCCAGCGACATCGTGCTGATTATTCAACACGCCAGGCGCGCAGGTAAACGCTTTGTCGTCGTAGATGATTTTCAGTACGTCATGGCCAATCAGTTTATGCGCCGACGCAGTGAAAAATCATTCGAGAAGTTTACTGAGATTGGTGGTGGGGCCTGGGACGCCATACGGGCCGCACAATCAGCAGACGATAGCCTTATTGTCTACTTCCTGGCGCACACCGAAGAAACACCCGGTGGCCGCGTGAAAATGAAAACCATCGGCAAAATGCTTGATGAGAAAATCACCGTAGAAGGCATGTTCACCATTGCGCTCAGAACCGGTGTTGCCGACGGCCGTTATTACTTCACCACGCAATCCGATGGAACTGACCCGGTTAAATCACCGATCGGACTTTTCGACTCATTTCAAATCAACAATGACCTGAACGCCGTTGACGCGGCGATCCGTGAATATTATGAACTTAACGACGGAGTAACCGAATAATGCAACCGATGTTCACTTTTGATGACGAATCAGCGCGTACCGCTGGCGCAGGCGGAGCATCAGAAACTGGTGCTTATGCAGGCAATATTAGCGCAGCTATCTTCACCACCGGCAGAGACTCCCAGTCAGAAGCTATGGAATTCTCTATCGATTCCGATGTGGGGAAAATTAATTACCTTCGCATTAATTACAAAGGTCGCGAGGGCCAACCTTTAAAGCATGGTGCAGCCCTGATAAATGCGATTATGGGGCTCACCAAAGTGAAGCAATTAAATGCCGTCGAGCTGACAAACGGTGAAGGCGAAATTGAATTGCACTGCAAAGAGTTGGAAGGAAAGCCGATCGGTTTCGTACTGCAAAAAATCCTCTATACCAAGAATGATGGCGGTGACGGTTATAAGTTCGATGTTAAGCAGGTTTTTGGGGCTAACACTCGGAAAACCTATAAAGAGGCAATCGACAACTCACCTGCAGAAGCTGTTGCCAAACTGCTGGCCGTTCTTAAGGACAAAGATGAGCGGCTCGCTAATGATGCACCTCAACAATCAGGCCCCCAACAACAAAGAAGCATGCTGGGAAATAACGCTAATCAGCCAGCCCAATCCCGCCTTCAGCAAGCATCAGCCAACAGACAGAACCAGAATACTCAAAGCGTTCCAGACTTCGACGACGACATCCCCTTCTGAGCTGGCCTCTATAAAACATAGCCCTGCCATTCAGGGCTAAGGCTTCTCTACGCCTAAATTTCACAACCTTGATTAAATCGGCAGGAAAACTAATGGCTAACTCATTTAAGCAGATGGCAAAGGACGGCACGATAAAGCGTCCTGATGGTCGCATGACTATGAACCTGGACGACATCCACGTTCAGGAAGGCTTTAACAAGCGTGTGGAGAATGAACACACTCAGGCTGAAGATGAAAAACTCTTTCAGCACCTGATGAGCGGCAAGCCAGTGCCGCCGCTTGAAGTAAGGGTTCGCGATGAAGGCGGTGTATGGGTTGTTGAAGGCCACCGCCGTCGCCGTGCTTATAGCCGCTGCCGTGACGCTGGCAAGCCGATAGAACGCATACAGATAATTCAATTCACTGGGAATGATGTTGAGCGCATCGCACGCATCATGAACAGCAATACCCAGTTGCCGCTATCTCCCTATGAGCAATCGCTCGTTGTGAAAGAGCTGGCTGGGTTCAACCTTTCCCCTGATGAAATCGCCTCCTTGGTGGGAAAGAGCCGCGCTACGGTCGATAAGCTACTGGCATTCAGCCAGGCAAATCACGACGTTCAGACGCTTGTCAGAGAAGGCTCTGTGGCCGTTGATGCTGCTGTAGACCGTGTGAAAGAGCACGGCGAAGCGGCGGGGAAAGTGCTTGCCGGTGACGTCGAAAAGGCAAAAAAGGCAGGCAAAAAGAAGGTCACCAAGTCTTTTATCGCTCCGCAATTCAGCGCCACCCGCGCACGCAGATTATGCGAACTGCTTTACGACGCTGCGCCAATGCTCAGGGAAGAAGGTGACGTGTTACTGCTCTCGCCGGGAACCAGAGAGGAAATAAACAAAATCCTCAACGAGTACCGGCAACAGAATCCCGCCCAGGAGGCCAGCGATGATCAAGCGCTTTAACCCTGACTTTTCACTGAGCATTTCTCATGAACTCGCTTACATGCGTGAAACCCCGGAGGGCGGCTACGTGGCACACGGCGACTATGCAACTTTGTTTTCTGAGCTGGAGTTGGTGAAGGCTGAGCGCGATGCGCTGGCTGTGGAGAATGCGGCGCTGCTGGAAGTTATCGGAGAACTTCGCAGGCAAGCTGTTTATGGTCGGCGCAATTCTCACAACTGCGGCCCATTCCAATACTCG